TGGTCGCATCAAGGTATATGTTGATCCATATTCAGCAAATATCTCCAATGACCACTACTACGTAATGGGTTATAAGGGAACCAACGCATATGATGCTGGTCTCTTCTACTGCCCATACGTTCCTCTCCAGATGGTTCGTAGCATCGGTCAGGACACCTTCCAGCCAAAGATTGGCTTCAAGACCCGCTACGGCATGGTTGCAAACCCATTCGCAGGTGGTCTAACCCAGCGTTCTGGTGCTCTCCAGGCAAACGACAACGTTTACTACAGAAGAACCAGAGTTATCAACCTAATGTGATCACTGATTCACATATCTCTCAGAGGGTCTTCGGACCCTCTTTTTTTATCTAAATATAAATAAAACCCATGGCTGCTAATTTTATAGCCAACTCAGGCTGCCCTTCAAATTTCCTGACTGGAATAGGATTTCAGTTTCAGTTAATTAAATATCCAAAAGTATCTTTCTTTTGCCAGTCTGCAACTGTTCCTGGTATTAGTCTTTCTACAGCCAGACAGGCTACAAGATACAACTATATCAGTCATCCTGGAGATGAGATAAATTTTGAAGATCTAACTTTAGAATTTATCGTAGATGAAAATATGTCCAACTATGTGACTGTACATAATTGGGTTAGAAAATTAGGACATCCTTATTCATCAGAAGATATTCAAGAGCTTCCAGGAGATAGCTTGGATGATAAGACCTACAGTGATGCTGTATTGTTTATTCTAGATTCCAACTTTAAAAAGAAATTTAAAGTAGTTTTCAAAGATGTGTTCCCTACAGATTTAGGACCACTCAAGTTTGAATCTACATCTACCGATGTTCAGTACTTTACAGTTTCAGCCAATTTCAAGTATACTATATACGATATATACGATATTAATGACAAGAAATTATGATCGACATTGACTTTGTTAAAAATGAATGGAAAAAAGACTCGGTGATGGATGAAGACTTATTAGATCAAGAGTCTATTAAAATTCCTCAATTACATAGCAAGTATTTAAATTTTCTTTCTGATGTAAGACTGATTAAAATCAAGAAAGAACAAGATTACAAAAGAATGCTCAGAGAAAAGTTTGAGTATTATACAGGTAAAGCAGATACAGAAGTTTATAGACAAAAGCCATTTGATTTGAAGATCTTGAAGCAGGATGTTCAACTTTATATTGATTCAGATGAAGAAATACAATCCTTACAAAATAAACTAAATTATTATAAGGAGATGATGTTTTTACTTGAAAGTATTCTGAGTAATATCAATACCAGGGGATTTCAAATTAAAAATAGCATCGAGTGGCAGAAATTCATGCAAGGTACTATTTAATGGCAGATGTTATTATTCAGAAAAAGAATGAAGTTTATCTTTCTGTAGAATGCGAACCACACATAAAGTATGAACTTTCAGAGTACTTTACGTTTGATGTTCCAAATGCAAAATTCATGCCACAATACAAAAACAGGTTGTGGGATGGCAAGATCAGATTATTCAGTCCTGCGGAAGGACTAATTTATGTTGGTCTGTATGACTACCTAACTGAGTGGCTTTGTACGAGGGGATATACATTCCTTGACAAGGATAATAAGTTCTATGGAATGCCCAAAGATTCCAATCAAGAAATTACACCAGAAGGTTTAGTGGATTATGTTAAGACACTTGGAATTCCTTTTAAAGTTAGAGACTATCAATACAAAGCAATTTACGAAGCACTAAGAAATAATCGTAAGTTACTTCTATCTCCAACTGCATCAGGAAAATCTCTGATGATTTATTGCATTGTCAGATATTATACTGACAAAGGAATGAATGTATTAATTATTACTCCAACCACTTCTCTGGTAGAACAGTTATCAAAAGACTTCCAGGATTATGGTTGGGGAGATGATACACATAAAATTTATGCAGGCAAATCAAAGCAAACAAATAAACTAGTTACAGTTACAACTTGGCAATCAATCTACAAATTACCAAAGGCATTCTTTGAAAAGTATGATGTTGTGATTGGAGATGAAGCTCATCAATTCAAAGCCAAGTCTCTAGTATCCATCATGACAAAACTACATAATTGTAAACATAGAATTGGGTTCACGGGTACTCTGGATGGGTCAAGCACAAATCAACTCGTATTAGAGGGGTTATTCGGTCCTGTTAACAAGGTTATTAAGACCAAAAATTTGATAGACAAGGGCTACCTCTCAAACCTCAAAATCAATATCCTTTTACTTCAGCATGAGTATTCGTCGTTTGAGTCGTATCAAGAGGAATTAGATTACATATGTCGTAACGAAAGACGAAATAACTACATCAAAAAATTAGCCATCAATCAGGAAGGAAACACTCTGGTTCTTTTTGCTATGGTAGAAAAGCATGGCAAAGTACTTTACGATTTAATAAATAGTCAAGTAGGTAATGAAAGAAAAGTATTTTTCGTATACGGTGGAGTCGATACCGAAGAAAGAGAGCTAATCAGAAAATTAACTGAAGAACAGTCAAATGCAATTATTATTGCATCGTATGGAACATTTTCCACTGGAATTAATATTCGTAACCTACACAATGTTATTTTTGCAAGTCCAAGCAAATCAAGAATTAGAAATCTCCAATCAATCGGTAGAGTATTGAGAAAAGGAGAAAACAAGTCCAAAGCAAGATTATTCGATATTGCTGATGATTTTTCAAAAGGAGAAAAGAAAAATTATACTTTAAATCACTTGATAGAAAGAATTAAAACTTACTCTGAAGAAAACTTTGAGTATGAAATAATTCCAGTTAATTTTAAACAGGGAGACAAATGAAAGAATTTTATGGAATAATCAAACTAGTAGACGGAACTGAAATAGTTGGAAGTGTAGTTCCATGTGAAGAACAAGAAGGATTTATTGTTGAGAATCCTTTTGAAATTGCTGTAGAACCTATTTCAACTCCAACAGGAGAAATGTATAAAGTTGATATGAGACCATGGATTAAATTCTCCAAAGAAGACATTTTCTTTATTGAAAAGAATAAAGTATTTACAATTGGAGAAGCAGACAATAAAATCCTAACTCTCTACAGAAGCACCCTAAAGAAGTATCTTAATAAACAAGATAATAATAGAGTTTCTTTAGATAAAGAATTAGGATTTAAAAATAAAATTGAAGAAGCTAGAAAGCTTCTGGAGAAGTCCTTTAAACTTAATATAGATACTTAAAGTTAATTCTGAACCCTGACAGAGTTATTATACACACATTCCAGGGTCTTGTCAACCCCCCCCCTCACCACTTGACAAGACCTTTTTTATGTGCTACAATTTACACAATTGGAATAATCTAAGTTGAATGAAGAAAAAAGAACACTATGTAAATAACAAGGACTTCTTAGATGCCCTAATGGTTTATCGTAAAGAAGTTAAACTTGCAAAGGAAGAGGGTAGGGACAAACCTAAAGTTCCCAACTATATTGGAGAGTGCTTTCTGAAGATTGCTACTCACCTATCATATCGTCCTAACTTTGTCAACTACATGTTTAAGGATGACATGATTTGTGATGGCATTGAAAACTGTCTTCAGTATATTGATAACTTTGACCCAGAAAAGTCTACTAATCCATTTGCATATTTTACTCAAATTATTTACTTTGCCTTCCTTCGTCGTATTCAAAAAGAGAAGAAGCAACTTGAAGTTAAAACCAAGCTACTAGAAAGGTCTGGGTTTGACGAAGTATTTGCTGCCGACGATAACATCATGGGATTCAATATGTCTGACATGAACAGCATTAAAGAAAATCTTGAATATCGCAATAACCGATGAACAGTGCAATTATTACAGACCAGCATTTAGATGGAAGAAAGGGTTCTCTAGCTTTCTGGGAGATAGAATCAAGAAGCATTACTATGATAGACTTCGTGATCTTGGTATTCAAGTTCACATGATCGTAGGAAATCATACTGCATATTACAAAAATACTAATCGTGTGAATACTCCAAATCTATTGCTGAGTTCATATGATAATATTACTATCTACGATGAAGTCTGTGATATTGATGTTCTAGGAAATACCATTACAATGGTTCCTTGGATTAATCCTGAGAATCAATCCAAAGTAATGGACCATCTAAAGAACACAAAATCCCAAGTCCTAATGGGACACCTTGAGATCAATGGTTTTGAAGCTCATCCAGGTCATACTTTTGAGGGTGGTCTAGACAGAGATATCTTCTACAAGTTTAAGCAAGTATTCTCTGGACATTTCCATCACAAATCAAGAAGTGATAACATTCATTATCTTGGCAATCCTTATGAAATGACTTGGAGTGATTTCAATGAAGAAAGAGGATTCCATCTGTATGATCTAGATAATAGAAAACTAAAGTTCATCAGAAATCCATTTAGGATGTTCAAGAAATTTTATTACAATGATGAAGTTCATGACTATCTAAAATTAGATCTCACTGAATACAAAGACAGCTACGTTAAAGTAATTGTTGAAAATAAAACTGATCTTTACATGTTTGATAAAGTAATTGAAAAGTTTTACACTGTTGGAATTCATGATCTAAAAATTATCGAAGATACTCAGATAATGTCTGATGAAGATGACATCGAGACAATTGAACATGAGGATACTCTCAGTACATTGCAGAGATATATAGAAGATATGAAAGATAATTATGACAAGTCTAACTTGAAATCTATTATCAAATCAATTTATATCGAAGCATCTGAGATTCAGTAATGTACATCCTAACGCTCAAAGATAAAAAAGAAGAGGGTGCATACGCAGTAGAGACATCAGACGGAAGTAAAGTTTTGCAACTGTTTGTTGACGAAGACGATGCACTGAGATATATTGGGCTGTTAGAAGCAGATGGATTTCCTGAGATGCAGTTAGTTGAAATAGATGAAGAGGATGCAGTCATTGCATGTGAAAGTTTTGGATATAATTATTGTGTAATAACTCCCGATGATTTTGTAATTCCGCCTGAGACCATTTCTTATGATTTTATTTAAGTCTGTAACATACTCAAATTTTCTTGCAGTAGGAAACACTCCAATTACAGTTGATTTAAATTCTGCCAATACAACACTTATTGTTGGGACCAATGGAGCAGGTAAAAGTACAATCATTGAAGCTATTGTATTTGCTCTGTTTAACAAATCATTTCGTAAGGTAAATAAAAACCAACTTATTAACTCAATCAACGAAAAGGATTGTAAAGTTGATCTAGAGTTTAGCATTGGTCCGAAAGAATATAAAATTATTCGTGGACTGAAGCCAAATATTTTTGAAATTTGGGTTGATGGTCAGCTACTAGATCAGGTTGCTGCTGCGTCAGACCAACAAAAGTATCTGGAACAAAATATCCTGAAACTGAATTACAAGTCATTTACTCAGATTGTAATTCTCGGTAGCAGCACCTTTGTTCCTTTCATGCAACTTCCTGCTGCCCACCGACGAGAGATTATCGAAGATCTTCTAGACATTCGTATCTTCTCGACTATGAATGTCATTCTAAAGGATCGAATCAAAACCAATAACGATAATATCAAAACCTTTGAGAATCAGATTGAGTTTCTCAAAGAAAAAGTCAAGATGCAAAAAGATCATATTGACTATATCAAAAATCAATCTCAGAAGAGTATTGATGACAAGAAAGTACAGATAGAAGATTATGAAAATCAGATCAAAGAGTGCAACGAAACCTACGATAAACTATGCGTTGATCTAGACAACAAGCAACAAGAACTTGCAGCTCTACCAAAGATCAATATTAAAGAACTAGAGAAATACAAGACTAAGTTTCTGACAAAGTTATCTGATCACGAAACTAATATTCAATTTTATAGTGAGAATGATACTTGCCCAACATGTCATCAAGATCTCACTGATGATGTGAAAGAAAAGCATATTGGCAAATGCAATTCTGAGATTGAAAAACTTCAAAAATCAATTCACGAAGTTGAAATTAAAATCGAAGAGTCTCAAGAAATTATTTCCAAATCTCAAGACATTCTACAACAAATCTCAGATATCAACGTAAAGATTGCTTCTCAAAACTACAAGTGTAAAGGTCTTGCAGATTTTATTGTTACTCTAAATGAAGAGATTGAGAAGATCTCGGAATCTGATAAAGATATTGCAGTCGAGAAACAAAAGCTAACCGCACTCGCATCAGAAGGTCTGACTCTCAAAAAACAAGTGGACAAGATGAAGTCTAACAAAACCTATTTTGAGATTATCTCTAGCCTTCTCAAAGATACTGGAATCAAATCTAAGATTATCAAAAAATATCTTCCAGTAATGAATCAACTTATCAATAAGTATCTTCAGTTGATGGACTTTTATGTTAACTTTAATCTAGATGAAAACTTTGAAGAAACCATCAAATCTAGATTCCGAGATGAGTTTAGTTATACTTCATTCTCTGAAGGTGAAAAGATGAGAATCGACTTGGCTCTAATGTTTACCTGGAGAGCAGTTGCAAAACTAAAAAATTCTACAAATACAAATTTACTCATTCTTGACGAAGTATTTGATAGTTCTCTTGACACAGCAGGCACAGAAGACTTTCTTCGCATCATTCGTGGAATTGACAAAGACACAAACGTGTTTGTTATCTCTCATAAAGGTGATGTTCTTCATGATAAGTTTGAAAGAGTCTTGAGGTTTGAAAAAGTCAAGAACTTCAGCAAGGTCAAAGAAATATAAGATATCCTTATGGTCTAGCCCATTGACATGGTGGGTTGGACCTGTTACTATATGGGTAACGAATTGAGGCACTTATGTCCGACATCCAACAATCCAAGAGCATTCTTGCAAAGCTTCTTGCGACTGAAAACCTTACTGTGGAACATCGGTCAGTTCCTACTGCAAGTTTTGACACTCATAATCGTATTCTGACTCTTCCTATTTGGGATAATACTTCTGGTGATGTTTATGACCTTCTTGTAGGTCATGAAGTAGGTCATGCTATCTACACTCCAGATTTGTATGGTAGTGACTTGAATCTTCCTCAAGGTTATCTGAACGTCGTTGAAGATGCTCGGATTGAGAAGTTGATGAAGCGTAAGTATCCTGGTCTTGCTCGGTCTTTCTACCGTGGTTATTCTGAACTGAATGATCAAGACTTTTTTGAAATTGATGATATTGACGTAAATACTCTGAAGTTTATTGACCGAATCAATCTGTATTTTAAACTCGGCAACGTAAATACTGGTTCATTTATTGATTTTTCTGCCGAAGAAAAACCATTCGTAACTAAAATTGCAGCTGCAGAAACCTTTGAAGATGTTGTAAATATCGTCAAAGAACTTGTTGAGCATACTCAGCATGAAACTGAAATGCAGGTTCAAGTCACTCTTCAGGATAGTGATAATTCTGATGGGGAATCCGAACAAATGGATTCGCAACCTAATGAATCATCTGATAGTCAAGTAACTGAAAATCAGAGCAATCAATCTCCAAATTCAAATTCAGACAAGAAAGAAGATCTTCCTAAAGATTCTTCCGATTCTTCTACAAAGAGTGCTGGCAAAGAACAAGATCTTAGCTCCAAGACTGATGAAGCTTGGGCTAAAAATCAAAAGCAACTTGCTACGATTAATAACAACAACTACATCTATCTAACTCCTCCAGATATTGATATCAAAAATCACATGATTATTTGGAAGGATTTTGCTGAAGATCTTCCTGCACTGTTTAAAAAGATTATTGATGATGCTTCTTATAGTGGATATCATGGAAAAGATTACTACAAATCTACTTTTTCAAGGGCAGCATCTGAGTACAAAAAGTATAAAGATGATTGCAAAAAATCTGTTTCATATCTCATCAAAGAGTTTGAAATGAAGAAGCGAGCAACCGAATATAATCGGTCTGCTACTGCAGGAACTGGAATTCTAGACACCAATAAGATGCATTCCTATAAGTGGAATGATGACATCTTCAAGAAAGTTACTGTAGTTCCTAAGGGCAAATCTCATGGTCTGATCATGTATGTTGATTGGTCTGGATCTATGCAGGGCAATCTAATTGGTACTCTTAAGCAGTTGTACAATCTAATTCAATTCTGCAAGAAAGTTCAGGTTCCTTTTGAAGTGTATTCTTTCAATGATAGGAATGTTGCCAAAAATTATGCTTCAATGTCTAGGAGTAACAAATACAAAGTTGAGCCAAATCAAATCGTTATTCAAGAAGATTTTCTGCTAGTAAATTTCTTCAGCAGCAAAATGAATACTTCTCAACTAGAGAAGCAAATGGAAAACGTTTGGAAACTGGCATACGTTCTAGATGGTCGTGGCTATCTTCCCTATGAGTATGGTCATTATGACCTTGGAAGTACACCACTAAATGAATGTATTTTTGCAGCCATTCCTATCTTTCATCAGTTTACTAAGACCTACAAAGTCGATAAAGTAAACACAGTATTTTTGACTGATGGAGAATCCAATTCAGTATCATTCAATCGCCCTCCAGCACATTCAACTCAGCGGAATATCGTCCATGCTGGATGGCTGCAGCACAATGATATTCTTTGCCTTCAGGATAAGAAGAATAAAATCACTATGATGAACATTACCAAAAATGGTAGTATTGGAGTTACATCTTCATTTGTAGATTATTATCGTCAAATGACTGGTTCTAATGCTGTAGGATTCCGATTGATTGATTTTTATGCTGCCAAATCATTCCTCACTCGTCATCTGAAAGATGAATATCCTTCATGGAGCAATGTTTCTGCTGAATGGGCTAAAACTAGGTCTTTCACTTCTACTTCGATGGGATACAATGAACTTTATTTTATTGAGATTGGAGGATCATCTCCTCAGCCAGATGAAGAAACTCAATCCACTACCGCAACAGGCAATGTAGCCCTTGCATTTAAAAAGCAAATGAGCAAGAAAGCTTTCAATAAGATCATCTTATCGAAATTCGTTGACCAAATCGCTTGACTTCCCACCCCCTTTGCCCTATACTACTTTCATACCAAACGAGGTAACTTCATTATGACTCAACTGAACGACCAACTGATTTCAAATCTCACTGCTGTATATGGTGAAACTGTAACTCGCCAACAACTAATTGAATACGCTGCAAGCTCCAACACTTCTCTTGCAGCCATCTGCAAATCTCTTGAGCCCCATAAATCTGGTCGTGGAGTTTGGAATCTGACTGCTGTTGAAACCCTTGAAAAAACTTTTAATTCTATGTCTGCTGCACCTGCGACTCCAGTAATTAGCTTTATTCCTCAGAAGGATAAGAACTATGTCTCGTTTGGCAACTTTACTGATGTGAAGCGAATCGTCAAGTCTGGTATGTTTTATCCTGTTTTCATCACTGGTCTCTCAGGTAACGGTAAGACTGTCAGCGTAGAGCAAGCGTGTGCTCAACTGAAGCGTGAACTGATTCGTGTGAACATCACCATTGAGAC